ATTACTTGAATATCAGTATTTGCAAAGATTTTAAAAGTGTAGTTAAAGGTATCTAAAGTACCATTTCCAGAGTACGAATTTTTTACTGTAGTCGATGATATTGTCATATGCTAAAAACCTTTAAACAATGTTGATGGTTTTGTAAATAAATATTCTTGTTTATATTCTTTTTTAATCATTATTTCTACTCTTTATTGGTTAAATTCTGGCACTATTGAACCTGGTTTCATATAATATGTTTGACCTCTTTTTTCACTATGATTTGATTTCATTCTTTCCCAATATCCAGGATCAAGAAACTCTTTAATCTGATAGCCAATTAAATAATCATATGCTGCTTTAGTGTAATACAAATTTAAAAAAGGTGTATGACCTTCAACTAACTCATAGAATTTTTTACCTGCTTTTTTAGGTTCATTCATAGATTGAACCATGTCAAAGAATTTTTTTATATCTCCTGCAGTTGGTCCAAGAGCAGTTTCAAATATACCATTACCATATTCATTTTGTATTTCACTTATTAAGAAATCACCATAAATACCACCACCTCCACCTTGAGCAAAGGATTGTAAAATAACACCTTTTTTCTTAGGATCTCTAGGTGATCTACCTCTAATCATATCTTTAGTAGTCATTGCTATATAACCAAAAATAGTACCCATAATTACTAGACTTGATAAACCTTTTAACATTGGCAAACTACCTTCGTCTGCTCCATAAGAATATAACTCTCTACCAATAATTTTTTTCCACATACTAATAGGGAAACCTTTAAACTGCATAACAAATCTAATAGTTTCTCCCATTGGGGTACCTTTTTCTAAACCCTGGTTCATGATTGCTCTAGTAGCAGCATCTGGTTCTGGAGATCCATGCATACCTTGATCTACTAAAACATTTCTCCAGGTTAATTCTAAATCTTTTTTGAAGTTTCTTATTTCTCTTTGAGATAATTTTCTACCAACATAGCTTGTAATAACATCATCAGATAAATCATTTACACTTTCTGCAGTTAAATATCTTTTATTATCAACTGCTAAAGTTTCAATTGAACGAAGCATATCCCATTTACCTTCATCAATACCATATAAAGTTAAAAAGTTTCTTTCTCTTAAATCTAGATCTGCAAACTTTGTGCTAGTCTGCATTCCATAATGTCTAGATAATCCTAGTATCATTGAACTTTTTAATCTTGACACCCAACCATTTAATGAGTTCCATTTAAAAAATGTATTTTGTAGTTCACCCATTTTACCCCAACTATCATTACCTGCAGCATATACATTACCTCTATAAGCCGTAGCAGAATAAGAGTTACTTACTACTTGCAATACTTCCATTGCAGCTTTATCGTTTGCATTAAATAATCCTGTTAATGCTTCAAACAAACCACTTAATAATCCTCTACCTTGAAAGTTTGTACTACCCATATATTGAGGTAAGTCGCCAAAAGAAGTAATAGGTGTCATACCTAATCTAGCCATTGCTCCAGTTGATCTAACAACCATACCTACTTTTGCTAAAACATCATTTGATATACCATTAATACTTCCATCTATTTCTTTAAATTCATTTTCAAAATTTTTAAAAGTTAATTTATTAACTTGTGAAGGATCTTCGTTTTTGTATTTTTTTCTTAACAAACCTAAAATTTTTTCTAAAGTATCTTTAGGATTAGTTCCAAGTGTTTGCATTAATGCAATATTTCTTGTGCTAGTCGTAATAACACCCAACACATTTTCTTTTAAAGAAGGTTCTCCAAACTTAACACTATATTCTTGTCTACTAGCAGAATTTTTAAAATGCAAAACTCTTGATGCGTTTAATCTATTAGTTACATTTTTTGTACCAAAAATACTTCCTGCTCCATCATGTTTTGTATGATCACCAGACATAAGACTATCAAAAATATTATCTAATATTTTATCTATTTCTTTAGGATCATTTACATTTACAAAACTTCTTTTTAAATCTAATCTAGGTTTAATATATTCTCTCCAAGCCACTCTATGATCACCAATAATTTTAGAACCATTTGCAGCTCTAGCCATTTTTTCTGTGTTATGAGACATTCTCGTAATCCAATCATCTATCTCACCTATGTTAGCGCCAAGATCATTTAGTTGAGTTCTTAAATCTGATTGTATTCTAACTAAAACTTTTGCAATTTGTGCAGCTTCTGCATTACCAGAAATTAAACCTTTTATTTCATCCATAATTTCTAAATCCATTTTACCAGAACTTAAAGCATCCCAGGATGTAGGTGATATTTCGTTTATTCCTCTAAAAAAATTATTAATTTGCATTTCTTCTAGAGCAGTTTGTCTTGATCCAATAGAGTCTCTAGCAATTTTAGAAAATTTTTGACCACCTACTAATATTGATAATACGCCTTCTTCTGGTGTTAATCTAAACTTAACTCCAGACGCAGCAGATAAGTCTACGGCATCTATTATTTTTTGATAAATATCTATAGCCTTCATATTGTTGTCGGCTAAATTTCTTTTTTTTACTGCTTGCTCATATTCAAATTTGTCTATAACTTCTTTTGCTAAAATCTCATCTGTTTTAATTTGTGCTTTATCAAACTTACTTTCATTAATTTTTATTTTAGCTTCATCTAAAATTTCATTAATTTGTTCATCAGATATAAGATCACCAGTTAATCTTTTAACTTCTTCAAAACATTTAGATATTTTTTTTATGTCTGCCATTAACTATTCCTTTTAGTACAATAAGTTCCTGCTTCTATAGCTTCTCTTATTTTAGTTTTATTTTTTATATTGTTATCTATTTTTTCTATTTCATTTTTATTTGCAGATAATTCTGTAATATCTTCATCTTTAATATCTAATTGTTTTTGTCTAACTTTAGTTGATGTATTAATATTTTCTGCTTCTAACTCTAATTCAGAAGTTACTTTTTGTCTTCTTGTTATTTCTTTTTCAATAAATGGTTTTTTATTATTACCATTAATACCTTCTTTTTGTTCTTTCAATTTAGCCTCATCATTTGCTTTTCTTTTAGCTTCGATTAAATCTCTTTCTGTTTTTTGTAGGTTTCGCAAGTTCTGCAAGTAAACTTTTGCAGACTTTCTATCTTTAGAATCTAAAGCATTTTTATATAAACCTTTATACTCAGTAATTTGATCTTCTAATTTATTTAATCTTTCATCACCTATTCTAGTTTTTTCAACTATAAGATTTCCAGTATCTACTTTCTCTCCTTTTAAAACTTTACCAACAGAATATCTTAATAATGCTTGTTGATTATCTGGAGAGATCGCAGCAAGTTTTTGATATATATTTGGTTTACCTCTTTTTTCTGCAATAAAATCTCCTATTCTACCAAAACCAACATGAGCTGCAGAACCTATAAATCCACCTACTGCTATATTTGCAAACGAATCATAAGCGTCATAATTTGCTTGTTCTGATTTTGCTACACCATAAACAAGTGGCTCAACTGCAGTATTACCTACAAAACCTTCAACAAAACCTTTTTTCATTCTAGCAATATTTTTACCAGATCTTGCTACCATATTTGCAAATCTAGCTTGACCAACAACAGGAACAAAAGATGCTGCAAGATTAATAGGATCTAAAAAACTTGTACCTAAAGATTCTAAAAAGAAAAAACTTCTAGCAAGTTTCCCTGTTGGACCTCTAGCAATAACTTCTGATCTTTCATTTTCTAATTTTTTTCTTTCTACCAGGTAATCAACTAAACCTGCTCTAGTATCTTTTTCAAAAACTAAACCAAGATCTCCATATTGTTTATTTAATTCATCTCTATCTAAATATTCGCTACTTGATTGGTATGCTTGAGTTTGCTCTACAGATCTAAATACGGAAGATGTTGGATTGTAGTTCCAGGCATTCATAAATGTTGCGCCTGCAGTTTCCCAAAAACCACTTCTAGTTTGATTATATAAAGATCCTATTTCTTGTTCGGATGCTTCAAAACTTCCTAATCCAAAATTTATCATATTATTTTATTCTGTTTACTATTACACCTAAAGCCATAATAGCAGCTAAATCACTATCTGTTTCTAAAAGTGATGACATTTGTTCTTCAGATAAACTTGCAAGATACTTAACTGCCGACATATTGTTTACTTTATATTTAGAAAGAGCAGATTCAAATTTTGTACCAAATATTGCAGAAGAATTATTTAATAAATCTAAAGCAGTTTTTGGTTCTACTTGCCAATATGATCTTGCTGGTCCACCACCTTTTTGAATTTTTGTTTTATATTCAGACTCTATTTGACCAATAGCATTACCATATTGTATTAATTGTGTTTGAGATAAACCTTTATCACCTTCAAAAACTTTAGCAGCAGTTGCTATAGATTTTTTTGCTTCTTCTGGAACTGTGTAATTTTTATTTAAAACTTTTAATGCTCTTTTGTTTTTTTTAGAATCATTTGTTGTTTGATAAAATGTACCCCAATTATTTACTATATCTTCATTTGTCATAATAGGCATTTCTGCTGCTTCTGCTTTTGATACAAATAAACTTCCAACAGTATCAACTGCACTTCCTAATGTAATACTTTCTCCACCTATGTTTTGATTTTCATCTAAAACAACTTCATCTAAATAACTTAAACCATCACTTTCTTGTACTAACTCTATATCTTCACCTGTTACTGGATATTTTAATTCTGTACTCATAATACCTTTATTGTTTTCAGTTTCTGTAAAGAAAATTTCTATTTTATCACCATTTGCATTTACAATAGGATATTTTCCATTTGCAAATTCTGCATAAACAATAGCACCTGTCATGTCTTTATTATTTAAAACAACACTATGATTTTTAATAGTTGATAAAACTCTATCTCTTACTTGTTCTTCAGTTAAATTTTCTATTCCTGCAAATTTAGCAAAATGCATATACCCATCTTCACCCATAACTTTATCTATATAATCTGTAGTTTCTATGTGTAATAAAGTTGCTTCTAATTTTTGTTCTAACAAAATTTGATTTGTTTTGTTACCATTAACATCTGTAGGGATCATATAAGTTTCAGAAGCAGGTATCTTATAATCATTTAAAAATTGTTTAGATGAAGATTCTACTGCTTCACTTATTGACATTTGTTTATATTTTATTTTGTATAATGCTGCTTTATAAATAGTATCTTCCATATTTTGAATCAGTTCAGTTTTATCTATTGACCCTTCTATTTGAACTTCTAAAACATTTTCAAAACTTTCCATTTCTTTTACTATTTTTTTTTTAATAGAATTAAATTTAGCACCTTCACCAATTCTTGGTTTTACTAATTTTTCTAACGCTTCTAAATCTTGTGTGCTTGAAGATAAAATATCTTTTTTTAGTTCCATGCTATTTGTGCTAAACGCAACAAGATAATCTTTTGGAAGTTTTAAGTCTGTTAAGTGATTTAAAACTTTACCCATGTTTTCATTGCCATACATTTCACTTGTAAACATCATAAAATTAATTTTATCTTCTGCAGAAGTTTCTGGATTTGTAAGTGTTGTTATAATTTGTTGCATTTCAGAATTACTTGCAAGTCTAATAGATGACTCTGGAACTTCTAAATCTTTTTGTTTTTCAACTAATAAATTTATTAGTTGTGTTTTTTTATCTTTTATAAGTGTAGGATCTGTTTCTGCTTCTAACTCTTGATAAGCAAGTTCTACTTCTGTATCAAATGTTTTTATAAAACCAACAGAATCTTCTTTAAGAGCTTTCTTTTTATTTGCTACAATTCCTTTAACATATGTTTCGTTTGTTTTACCTTTTAACTCTCCATGTAATTCATAAAATTCTTTTATTTGACCATCTGCTACTTCCTCTGTTAATGATAAAGGAGCGTTAAGAAGTACCTTATTATTGGCAGTACGATCTTTAGCAAATGTTTCTTGTTCAATCATTTCATTTACAGTTTTTGTAGGCAACACTAATGAAGCAGTTTTCATGTCAAATGATGTTTCTTTACCTACTGCAATTTTAGCAAGATGATCTTTGTACTCATCTTTAATCATGGGTGCGATAGTTATTTTAGCTTTCTGTATTAATTTTTTTCTTGAATCATATGTTAAACCTTGAAAATCTTTTTGATCCATTAACATTGCCAATGCTTCTCTAGGAGATTCAGAAATCATTTTATCTGCTTCTAAAAATTTTATTTCATTAGGTATGCCTGCAATCATTTTACCTAAAATAGCATCGGGAACTTTTCCTTTATAATTTATTGTATATAAATCTTCTAAATCTCTACCTAAAACCTCATAGTCAAATCCATCTTTCATATCTAAAGCTGTAATCATTAATTTAGATTTTTTTTCAGAAACTAAAGTATCTAAAGCAATTAAAGTATTTCTTTCAACTGCTGTACTAGTTCTAAAGATTCCTTTCTGCACTTCAGATAAAGCATACTGATTAAATAAAGTTCTAGAATTATTGTTGCTTGCTAAACCAGAATATTTTTGTATCAACATATTTGATTTACTTTTAACAATAGATTGTGCTTGCTCATCGTTTTCTAAATTTCCTGCTTCAGTATAAACGTCTTGCATATCTCTGATAAAATCATTTTCTAATCGTAATGCTTCTGTTTTATTTTCAAAATCTTTTTTCTTAACTGCGTGTTGTACAATTTCTTTTGTTACAGGTGCTAAAGCAGATCCAATTGTTTGATTAAGACCCATTTGAATATTAGATTTAACAGATCCAACTTCACCTGTTATTGTTGCTTCAGTTGTAAATGTAGGTATTTTTGGCATTACATTCTATCTCCAGGATCTCTACCATATCCACTTTGACCAAAACCAGTATATGTTTTGTTGTTAGTTGAAGTTCCAAAATTACTCATGTTAAGTAAACTTGTTCCTGTAGAAGCAATAGTTTGTATTTGAGCAAGTCTTGCTTGTTGTCTAGCCATTTGACCAGATATTCTAGCAAAGTTTGCTTCTTCAATTTTTTTAGATTGAGCAACTTTAGAGTTGTATCTCATAATATTTTCTTGCATATACTTCTCTCTAGCATTTGCTGCTGCAATTCTATATGCTGTGCCTGTTCCAGAAACTACACCAGATTTAGAAAGATTTACTTCTACTTGACCTTTTAATTTTTCGTATGAATTATTAAATCTAGCAATATCAAATTCAGTTTTTTTTTCTATTTGAGCTGCTTCGGCTTCTGCTACTTGAGCATTACGTTCACTAACTGCTTCATTAAATTTTCCAATCTTACCTTGAGCCTTGTATTGAGATGCTCCCATTACTGTTGTAAATACCATTGCTGCTGGTGATCCCATTAGAATAACCTCGCATACATATATTGATCAGAACCATCAAAACCAAATTTTCTCATTAAACCTTCTTCCTCTAATCCTAACCATTTAGCAAATTTTAAACCTGTTGTATAGTTTGCTCTT